TTTTGCTGTATTTAATGTCGCAGTTATCACATTAGAAGTCTCATCTACAAAATTCATATCTTCTATAACAGCAACAAAAGCAGTAGTAATAGATCCGCCCATACAGTATCCTTTACCTTTGTGATACACAAACTGCCCTTCTGAAACTTCCTGCCATTCTGTATTTGCATCCACACAGTAAAGCAGCCATGAAGAGTATGTATAATAATTTGATATATACTCATTAAAAGTCGGATGCGGATTTATTTGACCTGATTGATACCGGATTGTTTGTGTCGTAAAATCTCCACGTTTCAATTTAAACCCGAACCTGGTTGTATCTATTATTCTGATTGAATCTCCTGCTGCAGAAGAAGTAGGAAGTGTTAGAATAACTATAGCAGAAGCATTTATCACATATATTGTGTTAGGTGATAATATAGTATCAGATGCAATTTCCACAACAGGAGTAGCGATTGAATTAACCTTATAATCGACATAAGCTTTTCTTACAGCCTGGTTATCCAGAGTAGGGTCAGAACCCGGAAGCAAAGGGATAGAGGTAAAGGTCTTCACGCCTCCGATCGACTGGTCTGTTGTGAGCAGAACTGCAGTGCTTCCGAGATTTGAAAAAGCACTGCTCAAGTCATCAAGTATTTTTTTATCCGCACCTGTCATCACTCCTGCGTTCCCGTCATATACTGCAGGAGACAGGGTAACCGGTGCGGAGGCAGTCACAGGAGCTGAAGCAGACAGAGGAGACCTGTGCTGAATAAGAATGATTTCATCGGCATCCTGCGTCACCGTTATCCTTTCAAGAACATTTCCAGATGGAGTGATGTACCTGTTAACCAGGTGATCACTGACAAGAAGCTTTAGCTTCTCTGTAACTTTAAGAAGGTTAAGCCCAAGCCTGCCGAAAAAATGATTTACAGCCATTCTTGATATAGTGGCTGCCTGAGCCCTGAGTCCTATATTGTTAATAATAGGGTCCATGCCTACCAGGTCAGGAGTAGGGATAGAGTTAATCTGTGTAGGGTCTTCTATGATAAACAATCCTTCCAAAGCTGCGATTTCCGCTGCTCCTGTAGCGTTTACTGCAGCTTCAGTATAACCAAAACGAGCAGGTCTCTGGTTATCAAGTTCATCCAGTACATCTTTAATATGATTAAATTGTTCTATTGTCATTATGCACCTGCCTCATTAAATTGAATAAAAGGATACTTGCTTTCTACAAAATACTTCCACGCAGAAAATCTTCCCCATCCGTCATTGATACCGAAGTTCTCTTCTATTCTTGAAAACGTCAGTTTATAATACCATGTGTGTGTCCCAGTACCTTCAAAAGCGTCAAGCAGTTCAAGCTTTAAATCGTAAATAAGGTCAGGGATTATTGCTTTAGTAATCTCAAGAAGGTAGACTATACCAAGACCATTGTATTTTATCCTCTGCTGCATTTCAATCAAATCTTCAAAAAGCATATCAGGAAGAGTAATAATCAAAGGATAGGACTGCGCCAGAGGAAGATACTTATCTCCATACCACGCTGCATAAATCGGAGGAGGATTAGTTGTATAATCAAAAGGCCAGTAATACCTGTTCGTTACAGGGTCCAGAACATAACCGTCAGGAGGAAACTCATGCAGCATGTCTTCATCTACCTTACCGGATTCAAGCATTACTTCTGCTGCATCACCCCAGACATAACCAATAGGTTCTGCTCCTTCAGGAATAAGAGCCATCCTCAGTCCATCTGTCGCAATCGTAGAAATATCATCAGGATAATCATCAAGTACAGTTCTTACATACTCAAGCTCACCGGTTTCCTGATTTAAAAGTCCTCTTTCTGACCTGTTCTTCCCTGCGATAATATAATTCTCAGAAAGCCTGAACCATCCGGGAAGAAAGCCTGTAGCTCCCCTGACAGAGAGTATGCCAGCTACTTGAGCGATACCTTTCAGGTCATCATGTCTTATCGGATACCTTTCAGCCTGTGTATCGAACTGAAAGTTCATCCAGTAAAGAAGTTCATTCTTTAAATGCGACATAGAGACAAGACCGTTGGCAAGCAGATTCAACTTTCTGACATAGAAACCGTTAAGAAGTTCACCTCTTATATACCTGAAGAATGCTTTGCTTATGTCCACAGGTTTACCTGCTGAAAACTGATATTATTAAGCCTTGCTATTTGTGTCTTGTTAAATCTTATATAGTTTACTGATGTACCGCCATAAGTAAAACTTATGGAAAGAATTTTAACAGAAGGGTTCTGGTACTCAGAAAGCAGGGCAGATACATCCTCTGTACTGATTAGCTCTTTAAACCTGGTTGAAGCTTTTAACGGGAGAAGAAGTTCTCTTAAAGCACTCTCCACAGATATCGTAGCCACATGTCGTGAAGAATAACCATATTTAATAACTATATCAAACAATTCAATTCTGTGCTTAAGATAATGAACAGGAAAATGACCGTCAACATAGATATCAGAAGCATAGTACACAGAACCGTAATCGGCAACTCCTTCCGGTATTGTTGTAACAAAAGGGCAAAGGGAAAGGAACTGCAGAGCAAAATCAGAAGTAGGAGACCCTGTTAAGATGACCATTACAGACTGGGGCAGAATAGGAACATAAGTAAGTCCGTCATCTTTAAGATACGGAGAACTTATAGGAGTAAGGCCATTATTTCCTATCACTGTACATTCATATATATTCGGAAGGTCTCTTAATCTTTCTTCAAGGATATGAAGAATTTCCTGTCTCTGGTTATCTGTAAGTAATCTTTGTCTTACCTCGTATAATGTTTCTTCCGGGTATCCAAGTTGAGCTTCATTATTCTCGCAGTCAAAAGACAACTCCGGGTCTATAACTATTCCATCCGCAGGAGTAACAGTGATATCACTGTTTTCAGAAACAGGAAAAGAACCGATATAAGGTGCGCCGCCTAAGCTTGAAAAGAAGTCTCTTTTCATAAATGAGTTGGCAGGTATAGTTAGATCATCCTGCAGGTCAAGAGTGAAAGAGGTACCGTTGCTTGAGACATAAGTGTAAACACCGGCCAGGAGCACCCTTTCCTCGGTAACATGGTTATTCCATATAACTACAGTAAGAAGACTTGTTTTACCCGGTCTGCGAGTAGTCCCTGTAATCCGCATAGTAGATTCAAGTTCTTCATCAGTACAGTACAATGGATCAAAGCGATAGCGAAGCGCAGCTACAACCTGATAAACACCGTACAGACCTCTCGCAAAAGCCCTGAGCATAAGCCATATCTTGTTTGCTGTAGAGCGCACAATCTTTCGTTGTGATGCTGCTATATCAGCATCGAAAGTATCACCAAGCTCTGTTAAAATTTCATCTAATGAACTGTTAATATCTGCCATAATTTCTTTTACCGACCTTTAATTTTTATGTCAAGCAGGAAATATTTATTCAAGTAGCCCGGCTACTAAAGTTTTTAACTCTGTTGCAAGTGCCGTAGTCGCAGGAGTAGCTCCTGCAGTGTACGGTGCTCCCGGCACTACGTTCGGACCGATTGTTGTCATATTGGTAAACAGGTCCGCTACCTTATCCAGAATAGCTTTCAAAGAACCTGTTGAATTACTTATATTGAATTTTCCTGTAGCTGCGGAAATATTAACCTTTGTGCTGCCGGTAAGAGCAATATCAAGACCATTCTCCTCGTCCAATGTAATAGTCATCACCCCTTCACCGAAAGCCAAAGTAAGAGGAGCCCCGTGTTGTAGTGTAACAGGTGCTCCTGTTCCAAACTCCATTGTCACCGGGGCACTTGAGTCAAGAAAGGCTCCTTTATCTGTAAGAAACGGTTTCTCATAAGCCTTGCCTACTGTTACTTTAAGACCGCTTTCATAGTTCTTTTCCACAGAAGAAAACTTCCCGTAGGTCTCCTTGTAAATAAAGTCTCCTTCTTTCTCTGCTCCCCCGATTCCCTGAACTACCCCGAAGGTTTCTTCCAGACTGCCTTCACAGTTCTTTACGTGTTTAGTACCTTCATTAAATTCAATTACTGTGTCTTTATTGATAAGTAAATTTATATCCCCGTTTATAGACGTTATTAAAGAATGAGCAACTTCAAGAGTCAGAATATTATTATCTACCAGTAATGAGCTTAAGGCAGAAGAAGTTGCTTTCATCAGAGGAAAACAAAAAGCCTGTTGAGAACTATATATAGCTGGTGCTCCTGTACTGATAAAATTTTTTCCTGTCTTTGCTTTTAATTGGGCAGCGGAATCATACATTCCAGGAGTACCTTTATGCGGTGAGAACACCACTACCCTCATGCCAATCTCCGGCCTGAAAGACAGAGAAAACTGTTCATTACCAAGCTGCATAAATGTACAGTTAATCTTCTCAGCAAAATTTTTATTGCTGACTGACAAGGCTACTTCTACACTGTCTAAATCAATCGCTGTTATAGTTCCATAAGAAACTATGATAGAATTTGAAAGCATCAGTTTAAAAAAAGCAGCTTCACTATATTTACTCTTTTCAAAAGCATCCATTGTTAAAAAGCTCCTATCTTATAATCAGCCACATCCGTTTTTAGTTGAAGAGACCAGACTCCATTTCGATAAACTACCACACGTTCACTATCTATGTTTTCCATTTCTGTATCGTGAGGCATTATAGGTATTCGCATATAAATTCGTTTTAAAGAAGCATCTGTCAACTTATCCATACAATAATTTATCACGGGGAAATGCGGAATAACTGTAACAGGCTCCATTTCAGGTTTAGTTCCTGCGTACAAACCGTCTGCCTCACTGTCAATTCTTTGCTTGCTGTCATCAAAACTGAAGCCTGTATTACTGCCGTTCGCAAGACCAAAAAGACTTTTGTTCCAATTATACATCTGTCTGAAAAACTGAAAGTTGGAAACACGACCATCCTTTGTAGGTTTCATGTTGATATCTTCACTATCAGTTTCCCATAACGGAAGCATCTTAACAGGTATCTTTGTTACTATGCTATCATGAACTTTTTTCCACGAGTTCATTTCTTCATCGGGAATTATAATAACATCTCTGTAATAATTCTTCTGAACTGTATTAAAGACAGATTTCTCTATCTTCTCAGGTTCCGTATAAGGAACATCAGTCACTTCCATTGTCATTGTATTGAAATCACCAACAGTGCTGAAATCAATTTCATTGCTCACTATGCTGAATAGATTTTTTCCTTTTTCCGGTTGGTAGTAAAAACTTACAAGCATTCCGATAACAGAACTTGAGTTCCATTCAACTACTGTACAAGGATCAAGAAATCCTACAAAAGGCATTCTGATAGACCGTATTGGTGACAATGTAAAATCATAAATCGCAGGTATCCTGAATGGTTTTTTACTTTGCTCAACTATAAAAGTTTGAGAGACCAGCATTTTTGCATTTTCTGTAGGAGCATAAAGATAATATCCTCCGTTATGTAGTTTGTAACAGTAAAGACTCCATGTCTTACAAATCCATTCAATCTGGCTTCTGCAGTCAGAAAAAAACTGCATCTGCACAGTTGATCTGTCTCTATGAGCATCCCGAAAAATCTCTGAAGCTTTATCTGAACAAAGTACAGGAACTCCAAACATATAGGCATCTCTTACTTCAAATAAACCTGTGAAACAATTTATAGACTGCAGACGACCGGGAGAACTAAACCCTGTATCATCTGTTTTAGTTGGAGCTTTTACCTGAATAGGAAGCCCCTGATAATTTTTTGCAGGTGTAGCATTAAGCATGGTCTGAACAGGAACAATCCATTCTTTTCCAAGCAAAGTATCAAAATAACAATCTACGTCGTTAAGCTGCCCGGACTGAAGGTCTAAAGTATAGTTACGTACAGCTTCAATATTACTGCTAATAGGAGCGTAAGTTAAAGTACTCATCGAAACCGGTTCAGGTTTCAGATCTAACGCTGCAGCCCACCATGACATATACTGCTGTTTTAAAGCTGCCTCTGCTAATTTGTTTCTTATCTTTTTATATAGAACACGATACTCAGGTAGATTTTTTATTGTGAATCTTGGTCCTATGTTCTGCTCTGCTATTATTGAAGCAGCTTTTTTATTTAAAGACTTAACATACGATGCAGGAGCAAGATTGGTTAAAGCGATGATTTTATTGCCTTCTTTATCTACAGCATCAGTAAAATAAGCAGAATTAGATGCCCGCTCTTCACGATAAATCGACTGCATTATATTTTCCTGATATGCAGTCACAGTTTCTAATGTCTCAGGATTCTTCTGTACTTCCTGACTGTATTCCAAGGCAGCCTGTTCTAACAGAGAATTTCTTTTCATCGTGACGTTTGACCTTATAAAACGTCTTGTCACTGCATGAAAACAAAATGCTTCCAGTAGTGTAAAAGCTTTACCACCATTAAATAAATTTCTATGGACGTAACTTCCACCTGTCTGAACAAACGTATTCCAAAAACTGTTTTCTTCAGATTTAACTAAATCCACCGGAGTACTTTTATCATCTACTTCATTTAAAATATCTTCTTTCGTAAGAAGAATTTCTGTGCCTCCTGCCTTTCCTGTCGGATCACCAAGAGTTTGAAAGGCAAGAGGAGCAAACCCTTTATCCGGGGCACCTACATAACCATGAAACTGTGTTATTCTGTCAGGTGGGTTACTCGTGTTTACTGCCCATTCGATTGTAATTTTACACCTGCGGTAAGCCTGAAACAATAGTTGAGTATTTGCTAATTCTGTAGCTGCCAGATTATCATTTTGATCAATTAAATTTGTAAGTTGCAACTGTTCCAGATTTTGAAAGGCAGCATAAGCAACTTCAGGAGAGACAAAAGAACTGTTATATTTAGTCCAGTCAAACATCTGCCCCCTGTAGCCTATCTCTACCTCAAGTTCTTTAATATGCTTATTGCCTTTTGCGATTAGAGTGTCATTAGGAAGGTTAGTATATTCTCCCTGTATATGCGGAGAAGTGGTTATTCCTTTATCAGAGATAAGAGATTCGGCATCTATTGCTACGTCATCCAGAATATTAAGATTAGTAACAAAAACATCTGCCTGAATTAGAACACCTTGATATTGCTTATAGCTTAAACGAATATCCGGTTTCGGCTGGCAGGGTTTAAAAAACAATCGGTCACCTGCCCAAACAGGCTCGTAGTCAGAACGTAATGTAAATGTAGTCCCGTCCGCACGTATAAATTTGATATTGATGATACGGTCAAATAAACCTATATGTTTACCTGCAGGATCACCTAAATCAGAACTGTTAAATATCTTATCATTCATACAGTCTAATCACACACTGTTCAAGATTATCCCATGTTAACAGCTTACCATTCAATGTGGTGTCATCGGACATTATGCCAGCAAAAGAATCTCCGACTCCGATAATAGAAGTAGAAAAATTACCGGACAGTTTAGTACCATCAGCAGAGAAAGACTCAATAAAAATATTGACTCTGTTCACAACACCAAGATTATTATTACCATGAAAAGATTCATTAACCACGATAAAAGTTGCTGTTTTATTCAGCCCAAAATTAAAAGAATATCTTCCGTCGATAAATTGAGTTTGTTTTAAACTGATATCCATTCTATTTTCTCCCTAAAACATTTTAAGCATTGGTAAATCAAGCCATCCGGTTTTTTCGTTGGTCGATGTACCAGGAGCTCCTGCTTCATCAACTACTCCGGTCAGTTTCATAAATGGCAGTGCTAAGGCAAGGTTAACATATCTTGCTGCCTGTGTTGCATTGTAGCTTACATTAGCAGCAATCGCAGACCATCCTGTAAGTTTTTTACTTGTATCAGCTTGGCTGATATTTAGGACAGGAGCTTCCTGAAAAGTTAACGAACCTCTAAATACCCCGTCTTCAGTCGGTCTCTTTGTTATGTCCAGATTAGTAAGAACACCATAACTATAGTTATATCCTGTCCAGTTTTTAAAGCACAAGACATGTCCGCTTCCAATCATTGCTTCAATAGAATTTTTATTTATCGTTGCTATCTGTGTTGAACCTGTCTCCATTGCACCCAGAACCTTATCAGCAACCTTTGCTGCAGTGTTCACTGTATCAAAAGCGGTCTGCATAAGTTTCATCCCGGACTCGATTGTAGAAGACACGCCTTCAGACACAAGGTCAACTTTACTCATAAAGTCTACCATTGCAGAAAGTCTGGCGATACCCTGTTCAATAAAAGGACCGATTAAAGTATCAGGAATAATAACTTCCATCTGATATTGCTTAGGCTGTACAACTATATTATCTGTAATTACTTCAAGGTTAGGTCTGTAAGCAGGAGATTGTATTCTGCTTCCTGCTATTCCGCCTGAGCCCTGTGGAGCCTGATAGACAATAACACGTTTCTCTGCCATACTCGCCATTGTAAGTTCTCGCATGGAGATAATATGAAAAAAACACAACGGCACAGTGGACAGCTTAGGATTAAAGACCCACTGTTTATCATAAAGACAGGTCATATTAGTCCAGTAGTTAATCTCTTCAGAAGTAACCCGAAGAACTGTTGGTAATATTATAGCATTATTCTTGCTCCCGGAAAGTTCTACAGGTACAAGAGGACTATAGGGCTTCTCTCCTGCATCATATCTATTATTAAATACACCACCCATTGGACTCTCCTTATGTTAGCCTATCTCTGCGTAAAATATATTCTTTTTATCATTTGTAGCGTTATCATTTCTCAAGATAATCTCTTTATCTTTTATAATCAATCTTACTGTATTATCAACAGCGATAGTCTGTTTGTCCTGTGCTCCTCCGTTTAGAAAAGAACCTGCAGAAGACAATGCTCTACTCAGAAAAGTATGTTTCATTAGAGGGTCAAGTTCAAATAGACGAGGAGCTTGATTTATCTGATAGCTCTTTTTGTACCTATCTGTCCTTTGTTTTCTAAGCTGTTCATCAGATAAAGGAGCTTTTGATTTTTGTATTAAATCTCTGTCTTTTATTTCTCCTACGTCTTTAATCAGATTTTTAAGTTCACCTGGTTGCACCGCAGCTTTATTTTTAAGATAATTATATAGTACTATATTTTCATTAGAATTATTATCTCCCTCATTTTCAAGGTCATACGAATCAATGGAAGTTTTATCATTTGGATCAGCAAGGTCAAAGCGTAAAAGTTCTTTGTGCATTTTTCTATTTTTAGCACTTAAAATAAATATTCTTCGTATTGCTTCTTCATTAAATTCTTTTGGGCTCCCTTTACGCTGTAATAAACGCTCCATTATTTCCTCTGGAGTGTTAGCAGCTATCCCTTCATTTATAATCTCTTCTGCTGCAGTACCTGTGTATCTTGCTTTTTCTAATTCTCTACGCAGAGCACGATCTATTATAGTCATATTGCGTGTTAATTCTTTACGGTCATCTTTTGCTGTAAACTTCATTCTTCTTTCCAGAACATCTGCTAGTTTAGCAGCGGTTCCATCTTTGTCAAACCAAGCAAGAAATTTGAGGAGTGCAAGAGCAAGTTCCTGCATTGCTCGTGCAATGTCATCAAAATGTACCATTGTAAATTTTTTGATCGCTTCTTCAAGCGCTGTAATAGATGCAGTAAAATCATTCAAAGCTTTTATATTTTTTTCTGAGCCTAAGCCACTTTCTTTTGTCAGTCCAAGGGATTCATATATAGTCGATTTAGTCATATTATTATTAACTAAATTATACATTCCACCCATTACATCATATCTGTTTTTTCCTAAGCCATACGCTGTAGCTATATCTGTGGTAGCCTGATACGCATTAGACATTGATGAATCAAATATTGATTCAAGTGCCAGCATTTGGTTTGCTCTTAATTGTCTCCGTTCTTTTTCTTTCAATTTAGGATTAAAATATGCTGCAGCGAGCTTGTTAAAAATTTTATTTCTTGTCTCTTTAGGGTTAATCTTACCGTCTACTGCTGCATCAACAATAGGACGAATAAGACCTGCTTGCCCGTGCAGAACAGCGTCATCCCATTTAATACTCGATAGTCTTGATGGGTTAGCAGTGACATTAAGAGTTGACCTTAACGAATCAACAAAAACATTTTCATTTGCAGCATAGGCTTTATTAAATTTCCCCATATATTTTTCAGTAAGTACATCTTTCATGGGTAAAGCTAAAGTAGCAGAATCCTGTTTTAATCCTCCAATCTCAGAGGCGATACTCTGCAGATAACCGACAGCAGCAGTGAATAAAGATTTTAAATCACCGGCAACATTAAGTATTTTATTTGTTACTATCGCTGCAGCTTCCATTGCTTTTGAAGCTATAGTCCTGCCTGATTTTTTTTCCTTCTTCTCTTCATCCTGTGGAAGCAGACCTTCATCTTTTAACCCTTGCTCAACCTTAGATTTTAACTGGGTCATAGCATGTTGTTTCAGCATGTCACTTCGTATCTTTTCTACTACAGGATGTTTTTCATTATTTAATAAATCTTCAGTTAAACCGTTTTTAAATATATTTTGAGCAGTTCTGGCTTCCAGCTTTTGTGAAGCAGGCAGGTATAACCCTTCCATTTCACCAAGGTTACCTGTCCCTTCTCTTAATTTTCTTGCTTCTGTATTCAACATAGACCTGACGTGTTTTAAATCGTTAGGTCTATAATATCCTGTATGTCTCCTGTGTTCTCCTGTACCGCCAGAAATAGATTGCGTGTTACCTGCCATTGACATAAAAGCTTTAATCTTTTTCTCTACAGAACTTCGCAGAGGATTCTGTGAAGCCAGAATAAAATCGTCTGGTTGATATTGAATAGGCTGTATCCCTTGTGAGCGCAAAAAGTCAGCAGAAGACATACCAGCAGCTTTTGCCTGTTTACCTATTTTTGACGGGTAAAATTCCTCTAATTGTTTTTGAAGCCGTTCAATAACAGCATCGCGTTCACTTGGAGTATTAAAAACATGACTTGCCTGATAACCGCGCGGGTCTTTAATCATATTCGCACGTTGCCCACCGGAACCTCCAAGACCATAATCACCGCTTAAAAAGCTTTCCAGTTCTCTGTATAAAGCTATATTAGCATTCGGATGTTTAGGATCAAAAGAAGTACTGCCTTGTATACCATATCTATCTACCTTTTTTACTGTTGACCTGATTGTCATTTTGCCTCACTCAACCTTTTAGCATAGTCTTCAACAAGACCGTCTATTTCCTTTAGTTTGCAGAACTCAAACAATTCATAATAAGATTTTGGTCTGCTGTGAAAATATTTAAAAAAACTAAAGGCCAGATACAATAAGTCACTGGGAAAATGTTTACTCTTTAAAGAGATAAAATAAGAATCCAGCAAGTTTACTGGTTTTTCTTCTTCTGCCTTTTGCTTTTTTTCTCTGCCTTTACCTGGCTTTCCGAAGACGAACGTAAAGGCAGCGGAAACTTTTTTAACTCTAACCCTACAATAAACTCAACCATCCAATTAACAATTATAGGGTACTCGTTAAGTACTGGAACAGACTTAAGGTCCATATCTTTATTCACAACCTGAAATTCTGCAAATAAAGTCGTTGTCTTGTTATCATAATTACGAAGAGAAATTTTCACAGGTTTACCTTCAAGCATTTCAAGAACTGTTTCATAACAAAGGTCAAAATTATCAGTTGAACATAACATCCTGCATCTGGTAAGAAGGTCAATGTCGTTCACTCCTCCGGGAAACTCAAAGATAACTCTATGTTCTTTAATTTCTTCTTTTATAGCATCATACTCTTCCTGATGCTGAAGGACAGAAGAATCCACTATAAAACTTCTCGGCTTTGGAACCCCTGTAACTTGCTGTGCTATATCTTCCATTATTTTTTCTCCTGTAGTTTATAAACCAGAGAAAGTATTTAATGTCAAGTAAAAATAAGACTCCCCTGACTAAGCAGGGGAGTCTCAAGGAGAAATATAAAAGGCAGACCTTTACCTTATGGTGTCGGTCCGAAATACTTCATGTCTGATGTGCTCTGACCACCTGCAGGCTGCTCATACTGAATATCACCATAACTATAGTTAAGGTTAACTTCGCCACCTGATGTATCCTCAACAGGAGGCTGAATGCCCGGTATGTCCATAAAAGCAGTAGTATCATCCACATTACCACCAGTAAGGTCAGTATGAACAGGAACAGGAGCAACAGCACCGGATTCAGGATCAGTTGCATCTTTCTGGTTTTCTGCAAAAGGTCTGTAGATACCTTTTGTACCTCTGCTGTTACCAACAGCCCAGATGTAGTCTCTGTTCACAACATCTTCTGAACCAACACCATCAAACCATCCTGAGTAATAAAGCTGTACAGGATAAGGAACAACAGCGTTACCAGCAACCCTTTCGTGAGGAACATTACGGACGAATACTCCATAATAAACCCGTATCCTTGTGATACCGTCAAAGTTTCTCACTGTAGTAAATGTCCCTCCTACACTGTCACCGCTGGACTGTACGAGTTGCAGTGCTGTAATAAAGCAACCTCTTCCAACGAAACCTCCCTGCTCAAGTACCTGAAGTGTAAGAGTACCAGCGAGAAGGTTATTTGTGATAGTGATAACAGACCCATCAACGAGTACTTCCTGATATGCGCTATCCATTGCAGGCTGTGCATCGAGAAAAGTATCATTAAGTTTACAGGCACGGCTAACATCAATCTCATCAATGTTAGTCCCGTTAAAGACATGTCCAGCAAGCTTTGGATGCCTGTAGAACATCTTGATACCACCAGCCTTTATTGCTGTGGATTTAGGGTGTACACCCCATCTATTAGGACCGTATGACATCACTCACCTCCTTACAGTTCTGAAATGCCACCAGTTACGGTGACTTTATCGAGGTCATCTACATATAAAGCAGACCATGCCGAAGCAGCTTCCAGTGCATTAAGACCGACTTTAGCAGTCGCAAAAGAAGGGAAGGTAAGTTTTATATTGTAGAGTCTTTTTGTACCGGAAAACTTTGCCAGATTGTTACCTACAATCGACTGGATACGAATATACGCTTCATTATTTGTCAGTACCGGGTCTGTGAGAGTCCCTTTATCTGTAATGAGATTAGCGCACTCCATTGCTGAACGATAATCAACCCATTTAGCAATCATTTTTGCATTTAGTGAAACTCCATCAAGAGTTCTTGCGTAAGTAAGTCTGCAGTTCTCAAGACTATTATCAGAAATAGTCTGAAGATAAGCAACTCCTTTTGGTACAAGCACATCAACTGCCTTGGCGTCATTCTCATTAACTGCACTGTTCAAAGGAGAAGGCCATCCAAGCGGTTTTATGTTACCACTGGAAAGACGTATATTGTGTACCTTATTCCCGACATAAAGCCCGGAGGCATTAACAGTCGCAAACCATACAGCAAGAACTTCTGAAAGAATGTTTGTGGCTACACCATTAAGGTCATTTGGCTCACAATGCACAGCAACAAAAGTATTGTTTGCCTGCATGAGCTTCAGTGCTCCCCAGTAAAACTTCGCCCTTGTCGCAGCAGAAGCAAGAGCAAGATTTGGTATCCCTGCTGTTTCCTCTGCGACTGAAGCAGACCTTATCCAGCACTTGTTCGGGTCATAATCAGAAAGTTTTTCTCCTGCAGCAAGAACAACATTAGGAAAATCATCTGCAAAAAGCTGCAACCTGACCTGTGACCAGAACTGAGACAGAGAAGGATTAAGCTTACACAGATAAGCAAGCGCAAGAGACAGATCGAAGAACTGTGAAGGAACAGAAAGAGTAACACCTGCTTCTGTACCTGCAACAAAATCTGTTGTATTAAATGTGAAAGAAATAGTCCCTGGTGTCAGAGGATTGGTAACATGCCCAAAAGCAGGAGAGAAACCGGCTCTTGTAACTGACACACTATCTGCCAGATGTCCTACGACCGCTGCAACAGCACTGATTTTTCTTGAGGGCTGTCCGCCTGCTGCAGTCAGATTTATGGCACTTGGAATATTTACATTGTAAACAACTCCACCTGAATCTGTGAATACATAATCCCCGGCATCGATAGTCACACCTACAGGATTATCAGCCACCTGTCCTGTGTTTATGATTGCACTAAGAACAATCGTTATAGCTCCCCATGTAATAGGGCTGCCTGAAGCAAGCGTAGTTAAGTCAACTGCTGTCAGAGGCAGGGCCAGAGGGAAATCCCCTGTAAATGTAGGAGTAGTCCTGATTGTGATATCCACATCATCAGGAGACCCTGTGCCGAAAGAAACTGAACCATTCGCAGGTATAACAACATCGCCTGTACCAACAATAATCGAATAATTGTTGTCAGAAGTTACTGTTCCTGCAGGGAGAGTAACATCAGAAGCGGTGTTGTTTTCAATCGTTCCAGCAACAGACCCTTCGACTCTTGTGGTCTTAGAAGTATTGATTACTGTAAAATTGAAATGTGCCTTTGTTCCTATACTCGGAACTTCTGCTGGTGAACCGTTCATATTCGGGTCAAAAAGCATCTTGAGATAACTTATAAAATAAAGCTTCTCAAACGCTGCTGTTAGAGGTGCATACTCGATTGATGAAGCAGCGACATTCCAGTCATCAGCGAGACCATCACAGTAGAATACGATTAGATAAATCATTACCTCTGTGTTGGAATCATCTCTGAAAATAGGCTGCATCTGAGTAAGTAACTCACCCTGCATAATATCCGCATAGTTCTGAACATCACAAGAGTAAACCAACGGTTTAGTCTTTGAAAGCTGTACAGCATCGTTCTCATAACCTTGGATGACGGCAGGGGCTATGTTCGATGGAATATACACGGAAAGACAATGGAATGGCTCATTAGATACTACTTCGACAACATCAACAGAAGAACGAAACATCATATTCTGTTCTGCGAAGCTACCAATGTAATTCACATTCATTTAGTTGTACCTCCTTTTATTCTGGCTACTCGGCCTCGCCGTCAGCCGTTTGTAATTCACGTACTATATTATTTATACTTCCCGAAGCAAGCGAAATATACTTAAGTCTTTGTAGTGTGTCTTCGCCTTTAACCGGTCTGAAATCAAGACCTTCGTGATATTTCAGATTAAAGCTCAATGTAAAGGCTATAGTTGTATTACCTGTTCCGAAATAATTTACATTTGTAGGTATAATAGGACTGATATATTCCAGAGACTCACCATTGCAATAATGATACCATATTGTGTTTGGTGTCTGTCGTCCCGAAAAATGATGAAACGCTTTCGCCCATGCCTCGGCCCTTACCCCTAAAAATCTTACTGTTATATGTGCTACCTTTACTGTCCAGTTTATACCGTCTTTATTCTCATCCTGTGTCATTCTATCGTCATTGTCAATCCAAAATTGTATCCACGTATCCTGGCTTCCGGGTTTTATCGGCTGTTCAAAGTTATGCTGCATCGGTATTACATACTGCCTGCATTTGTTCAGTTCTTCTTCACTGATACCCTGGTATTTAAAATACAAGGCTACCAGTGCCTCTTTCACTGTATCAAAATTTACTCCATAAATTCTAAAGTCCAGTCCAGCCATCTTTATCTCCCCTTGTAAGTATCAGAATAAAACATAGTGCCTGTATTAGAACTGCCGAGGATTACATGTACCTCAAGCTGATTTATAAGCCAAGAAGTTGCATAAAATGGTGTGTCCCCCTGCAGACCAAGAGACAGTCTTTTATCTACTGTAGATTTTGCCAGAGAAAATCTTAAGGGGATCAGCCCTGTGCTGAGGCAAAGTATAATATCATTTCTTATTTCTCTACTGAATCTTTCCAGTCCATTCTGTAGGTACGCCATCTGTGCTTCCTGAAATCGATAGAAAGCTCCCCACTGTCCCCCTTTCAGGTTCCCTTCATTCCATTTTGCTTCAATAGCTGATTGAACATGCTCAACCAGTTCTTTCAAGGTAGCATAAACAGGACGAGTAACAAAAAGAGTATTAAGATAAGTGTCCACAAAACGCTCTCCACCATTAAACCCCGTACAGAGAAATTCATATAAAAACCGGGCAGACCAGTTGGCATTCCCGTATCTTCTATCTCCTCTTATAGCTCCTGAGAAGCTGTAAAAAACCTCAAAGTCCTGCTGGTCGATTGTTTCAACATGTCTCTGTGTCTTAATTTCTTCAAAGGTTTTATAGTAGCTTTCTTCATACAAATCAGGATCATCTTTAAAGTAAACAGAAACCCCAGCTATAGCAGCGCCAGCCTCATTCTCCATTATTGCTTTTTCAGCTTCATTATATCTTATCTTCCGAAATTTCTTGTCTTTCAGTTTTGCGTACCCGGTGCTTTCTTCGGTAAGATGTCTGGTGAAAGATTGTATTTTCATATCAGAGAGGGTAGTCCGTTATAGTGCGTTGTTCCACTTCTAAATTTTCCACTTGTCTGTCTGTCGGACCTTGAACTATCTGGCAGCCATAAGCTGCGAAGCCTGCTTCTCTTGCGTACACCTGATCATCGTTGATTATAAATATCTGGTTATCTTCTTCAAAGTAAACCCCTTGTGGTGTTCTCTGTGAAGCCTTAAGTTCATAACAATAAAAGACACCTGCCTCATTCGTGACTCTCGCCTCACCTTGGATACCTGTGGAACTTTTTGCACCTTTGATAAAAGCTCCCCGTTTTTTAAAAAGATTTGTCCTATTACGGTAACCTCCTCCTGCAAGCGGTTCCATCGTAAATATCTGGTACTCCTTCAGGAGTTCGGGGAAAGCTGAGAGAAGGTCACCGTAATAGGACATTACTTATTTTTCCTTTTTGAAGATTTGCTTTCTGCTGTTTCCTCGCGTACAACAGAAGGTACTCCTGTTTCTGTTTTATCCGCAGGCAGTACAGCTACTGCGCCATTTACAAACCGTACCCTGTTCTCATAGAAAACAACTTTTCCTTCTGCTTCATATCTTTCCAGACTCTTTCTTGCTAAAGAAGGAACCGGGTAACAAATAGAAGGACGGTAAACAACATCGTTAATTTTTAATTCTACCTTTGTCGAAAAGTAAAGGTTTTTCTCACTCTGCCTCTGTAACATTAGTATCTCCTTTTTGGTACAGGATTAAAAATACCGTTCGTAATCTTAGTCCTCTTGTAGCTTGTCTTAATCATTAAATGCGCCTTAGCTCCAAAAGCATTAGAAAGCAACGGTGAAAGAAGATCAATCGAGTTTGGTGTTAAAGCTTCTTTTCCGTAAACAATAGATACCGGGCCTATTTTCTTGCTGACAATAGGCAGCCCTGCTGTTGTCATTATTCCGCTGGAAAACTCTGGGTAAAGGTCCGCAATATACCAGCATATCAGAAGCCTGTAACAAAGTCTGGTCTTCTCAAACCATACCTGCTTATCATGACCACTCCATAGATATGAGACACCTACCCACATAGAGTAGACAGATTCAATAGCCTCTTCCAGAATTGCATCTGTAATCTCTCTCTGATCAGCATCCGCAAAAACCGGGAAAGATTGCAGGTGATACCTGCGCCAATCTTCAGGGGTGATTGGCGCAGGCAACCCGGAAACAAATATAGCCTGATCAGCCGTTGACAGACTAATCGTGTTTCTCATTTACTCTTTCTCCTCTGTATCAGAAGCCTGTTCTTCAGATAAAACAGCAACCTGTTCTTCCAGTGCTACCATTGTCTTTTCCTGCTCTTCAATTACAGCAGCTTTTTCTGCTATCATCTTTTCCTGCTCATCTATTGTAACAAGAGCATTCTGAAGAGCTTTCTGAAGTTCCGCAAGTTTTTCATTGCCTCTATTTGCTGCTATCTGTTCTTTAAGAATAGCATTTTCTGTTCTTAAAGAATCAATTAGCTGGTCAGGAGACATTGCTTCTTGCGGAAGAATATCGGTGAGAGTCAGTCTTTTTGCATTCTCATAGTAAATAAAAGTAGAACTCTCAGCACGAAGAAGCTTCAGGTCTTCTTCTGTAACAGCGGTAAACCCGTTAGAAAGAACAACGTTGTTTCTCTTATCAATCTTTTTTGGTTTAAAGATAAACACCTTGCTCTTATCTGAGGGAATTTTACAGACGATGGTAGCATCGTCTGTATTCCTTACATATTTTATACCCATTTATATTTCCTCCTTTAAGCTCTTAGATTAGCCCTGTACGCCAAACCCTTTGATACAGAAAACTGACCTTTCGATAGGAGCAAGAATCGAACCTATCCTTGTCATTGATGTCCTGACTGTTCCGTCTCTGTATCCGGGAGCAGAAGGAAGAATCATGTTCTCTACAAGTGTAGGAGCAATGATTACATCACTCAGACCGTTTGTCTCCAGAGCAGACTGCCATTCCGGGAATGTGATGAACATAATATCATAGTCATTCGGATTCCCTGGTGTGTTAGCTCCAAGCATCGGGTCAGGCATAAGCTCAAAGGAAGACCATGTTTGGTCAAGTCCCTGTGTAGACATGGTTCCTATAATCTTGTTACCAAACTCAAAAGCTGTGTTGATAAAAGATAGAGGAGACTTCTGCACAAAGGCATCACTTGTGAGGACGAACTTGAGCACCTTGTATACAGTTGGCGAAACTGCAATCCTTACGGATTTAGGCATGAAGTTAAGAGACTCCATGATTTCACCCATCATGTAAGTAAACGCTTTAACAACTGTTGCCCCTGTTGTGAGCCCTGCTGCACCGGACACCATGTCTGTATCCCATATATCATTAAGCGGAGTTCCGCTGTAAAGACTCATGGTTGATATAGCCCCTGGTGCTGCTGCATCTCTATCAGCTATCTGGTACAGACCGTCAAACTCATCTGCTCCATAGTAATAGAGATTATTTTTAAGCGTTCTGAGCATCAGGTTAGCATAAGCATCCCTGTCTCCTACAAGCTGTCCACCGAGGAAATTTCCCTGCTGAGAAAGCACATGCAGTTCGTTTGGTGTTGGTGACTCATAATCAATCACGAGGTTAAGGACCTCAGAGATCATTGTGTTCACACGGTTTTTTACACCAACTGATGTATTATGCTCTCCTGTTCCTTTTGCAACAGAACTTATACGCGCCTGACCTTCATAAGAAGCTGTGAAAATCTGTACAAGGTCAGCCCACATATTAGGTACAGCCTGTGGGCTTACCATCCTTGTAGCATAACCTTCGAGGAAAGGCTGACGGAAAACTTTCTGCAGAACAGAAATATTCCAGTACGGTGTTTCCAAACCTGTAAGCACAGAGTCATTTACCTGAGAAGCAATTCTCTCGACAACGAATGTGCCTGTGGCTTTGTCATACCAGCCTATAGAAGACATTGAATCAAGAACCTGCTTCTCAGCTTTGTCTTTTTCAATACCTTTCGCCATAAGGCTGTCTACTGTTGCCGAAGCAAGCTTGGCAAGAGTCTCATCAACTCTTTTCTCAAAGGTCTTTCTCCTCGCGTCTTCGTTAGCAATCAGACCGGGATTCATCATAGAATCCGCTGTTGCAAAGAAAAGGGCAGAAGACATTGTTGACGGTGTGGCAGGTATCCTGTGTCCACCTTTCATACCGGGGTCAATGTCCTTCTGGTGACCTATATGTATTCCGTGTACCTCACCGGAATCCAGCTTCTGAGGAAAAAGTCTGTATAAAAGGTCTTCTGCTCTTTCTCTAAAGCCACTAAAAGACCTTGTAGAGTTTATAACTTTCTGCTGTTCCATTATAATATTATCCTCCTATCCCTTATACCCACAGTGCATATAGGGTCACATTTGCTTCACCCATAACAAAACTTGAACCGACAGGATAAGTGATACCAGAACCGTTAGCTGCGGTATTCCATCCTGAGAAGGTCGAACCAGTTAGTGTTAATGTCCCGGAGTTCGCAGCTACTGTCACAGCTTCACCAGTATTATAGGTACCTGAGTCAACAGGTACAGTTCCACCGTCCGAACCATTGCCGTTATATGTTACAGTGTACTCAACAGCCCACTCAGCATACAGTGTAAGATCTGCATTACCAGCCGCGATTACTGCACCCGGAGCATAAGAAATTCCGCTGCCATCAGCAGCAGTATTCCATCCTACGAATGAAGAGCCTGTCTTCGCAAGTGTACCTGTATTAGCTGCAAGGGTAATAGAAGATCCCGGCAGGTAAGTATGTGTATCCACCGGAACAGTACCACCTGTTGAACCGTTGCCATTATATGTAACAGAATAAACATCAACTTCAGCTTCGCCTGCGCTGCCGTATGCGATATCGCCATCGAGCTCAAAACCCACCATACCATTTTCAGGTTCAAACACGACTGCCTGAGCTACAAGCACATGACCTTCAGGAACTGAAACACTGTGCTTATCAGGACCACCGACTATAACTTTCGGGAAGCCTGTAAGTATAGAGAATATAAGATACAGATTACTTCCGATTGTTGGAGCAGCAGCAAGAGCTGTCATCCAATCTTCAAAAGTATCGATTGCTGTCACTTTTGATTTATCGCCTTTAATAAAAGCAAGGTAATCAGCATTAGTCTGATTTGCCTTCTGGCTGAACTTATACCCTACAATACCTCTGGTAATAGTTGTAAATTTTGAAAAAGCAGGGATGCCCCAGTTCTGTACCGGGTGAGAAATCGCCCATCCTGGTTCATACTTAACTATACCTGCGAACTGATAAACACTGTTACCAGGCACACCGCTTTTGAGAGCATTTATATCTGAAAGACCTGCATCTGCAAGCAGCCTTACAAGACCATTACCAAAAGGAACAGCCTGCTGAACAGCAGCGTTGCCTGTAAGGTCTATTGTACCTGACTGAGTGATTGCTGCAACACGACCGTCCGCATTTCGCATGAGAAAACCGTTTGTAAGTTCTCCCCCTTTCCATGCTTTAGTCCCTGCTACAGATAATAAACTTCCTGACATTTCAGTAGCCATAGATTATCTCCTTATCTTTTTAACATCTGTTCTTACTGATGAAAAATATCTTTCAGAAGAAAAGAACTGTCATTTTCTACAGAAGAAAAAGAAGGTAGTATGCTGTCGTTTGTTACCTCTTTCTTCACTTCAATACCAAGCTGTTTCTTTACAGCTTCGTCAATTTTTGCTGAAACACTATCTGTAACCTTAGTTATGATAGCCTCCAGACCTGCCGCATCAAGAACGATAGAGTCTTTAGTTCCTTCAGCTTCCTTCTTCTTTTTCTCTTCGTCTTCTTTTGCTTTGGCTTCTGCATCTTTGGTTTCCTTTTCTTTGGCTTCCTTTTCAGCAGCTTCCTTTTTCTTTTTCTCTTCTTCCTCTGCGTCCTTTGTGTCTTCTTCCTTCTCTTTAATTGAGTCGAAAGTAGACTGGAGAGCAGCTACATCCGAGCTTACACAAAGACTGTAGAGAGACTTCAGGCCCTTGCTTACTTCTGCTTTTTTCTCCAGAACTTCTTTCGGATAATCAAAACAGTCCTTTACTGTATCAACCAGAATTTTCTTTTCCGGTGAATCAGCAAGAGGATTCAGCAGAGCGTCAACTTTTTCTCTTCGTGCCTTTTTTGCGTCTTCAGAAAGAGCATCATAGCCAGTCAAACTGTCAATGACAAGAGACGATAATTCGTCCTGCGGTGCTTTCCCGATACCCAAAAAAGACAAAATACTGTTTTTACTCATTACTTTATCTCCTTGTAATTTTTTCTCTGCTTCTGCAGAGATTAAACTATCAAGAACCGCAACGGAAGAACCGCCTCGTCCCTGACGTGTTAATGCCAAACCTTGTACTTCTTGAATCTCGTCCAGTATATAATCATACTCAGGTCCGAAAACCGGAGATACTTTACTTATGTACTGAGCAGAGGTTTCTTTTGCGCCTGTATTATAATATTCTACACCGTCTTTGGTATAGAATGCGATTTCACCTTTAAGGGCAATCTCATTATTCTCAAGAGATACCACATCTATATCACTGCCAACTACACCTTCTATCACCTGCTGAATGTTATCTGCTGTAATAGACCTCGGATGCTCTTTCGTGAGTACAGCATATTTAAACTTATCCTTAGCAGCTACAAGCACTGATGCAGGTCTGTACTCTCTGTAAAAATCTTTTTTCACTTCCGGGTTATGTCCCCTGCGAAGCATCTCCTCATGTGAGTAAACATAGATGCCTGAACGGGCAAGTATAGCGTTCTTCACAATAATAGCAGAAGAACTTGCCTCATCTACTGTTACAGCTTTTTTACCTGTCATAATTTTTTGCTCTCCTGTCTGGCACTAATGCTCTTAGTCCTTCTTTCTCCCACCTTTTCATGCTTCTTCTGTTCCAGCCTGTCAGAATAGCTGTGACCTTTTTTATCACCATCTTCCGGTTTAGGCACTTTAGGATTTTCAGCATTTTCAGCAGAAGCTTTTAAAACCTCAAGTTCCAGTTCTCTTTTCTCATTATTATATTTATCATTCTGTTCCTGTCTCTCTTTAATCTCTTCCATCAGTTCACTGGTCAAACTAAATTCATTATCAGAAAGCTGTTGCGCCATGTTAATCGCAATAGGAACCGGGATACCTGCAGCAACACTGTCAAAAATACTTTTGCCAATCTTAGCTGCAATTTCACTTCTATCCTTAGCATTGGAAAGCTTCGGATTGTCAAACTCAATCGTAGTATATGGTAATGCCCTGAGCACTCTGTCTGAAGTGCCGAGGCTGTTAATGATAAATATCATAACAACTTCTTTTAACTGCTTGGCCACCTTCAGGTGAGTATAACGCACATTTTCTGTCTGCTTCTCAAAAGCTGAGTCACTTGAATCCCCTGAAGAGAATGCTCCTCTTTCAGAGGACCATATCAGTTCCTCCGGATACCTTGCCCTTGCTGCAACATCCTGCCTGAGAAGTCTTACAAGCTCAGGCACTTCAGTAAAGTCCCTGCTTATAGCCTTTAAATCACCTATTGTGTCTATGTTAATAATACTCTCCGGCCCGGTCTCCCTGTTACGAACAGTATTGTGTTCACTCATCATATCGAGCAGTGCAGCCCCTTCCATCGCAGACATACCGCTTGTATCAAATACCCTGGCAAGCAGAGACATCTGTTTAATCATGTAAGGTATTGCCTGCATTACTGAATCATAATTAAGGACAGATTCAATCCATCCCGGTATGTCAGAGACTCCCCATCCGAGTGTCATCATGGTTCCCCAGTAGCCTGCTGCCGGAGAAGTAACAACCCGTGAGCATCTTTCAGAATTTAATACAGAGCCCAGAAAAGGTATAAAGTAGGAATGCGGTTTTGTAAAGCTTGAAGAAAGCGGATTCCAGTCAGGAGTAAATACCACGTTCCATCTATCAAGTGTTATAAACCTTTCTATACTGTTCTTACCGAGCACCCCGTACTTAACAAGGTTTTCCACTGACATAAACGTTGTCATGGGAGAATCGTTTTTGAATTTAGGAAAGAACAGAGCACCGCCAAACACAAGGCTGTCTCTGATTGCTTCCGCTATCCTCATATCGAACTGATACCGGATAACATCATCGGCTACCTTATCAAGTTCTTTAGGTTCAAGTTTCGGGTTCTTTATCTTGATGCCGTTTAAAAGCGGTGAGTGTGATTTCTTTTCAATGATAAGCTCCGGTATTCCTTTTCCTGAGTAAATCAGTGAGGCTTCCGCAGGGCTTATCCATATATTGTTATTAGCAAACTGTGAAGAGATGCCAAAGCCGTTTGCCATAAACGGAGAGACATCTCTCTGTATCATACTATCAAAAGTAGTAAGAAGATTTTTACCTGTCTTGTGATTAGTCAGTAATATGTCTCCAAACGAAGCAGCTTTTTGTTTAAGTGAGTCGAGTGTAACAAGCTCCTTTTTATTCTTTTTACAGGATAAAGCAGTCTGTATCTTCATCTCATTTTCAATTTTTGTATTGATGAAGTTAAGAGCTTTTTCTGATAAAGGCTTAAACTCTCTGGACTTGATGCTGACTGCGCTGTCTGTTACGACAGAGGAAACTGATTCACTTTCTATAACTGGCCAAATATCCTTTTTAAAATCGAGCACCTGTCGCCTCTGTTTGCTGGAATTATACTATAAAAGATTGCATCAATCTTTTTTGTTTTTTGTCAAGTAAATTATAATAATTCAGGTCCAATTATTGAATAACCGCCTGTCTTGATTATATTTCTGGCAGCCTGCCTGTCCCCGAAGACCTCTTCCTCGTCTTTCCATTCTTCAAGTCTCCTGCGTATAGTCAGGTCTCTGATGTCTTTCATTACAGGTTTAAAGATTAAAAAGTAGCATAGCATCCGCAAGCTATCGATGTCGTGAATCGGACTCCGCTTCCCGATGCCTTTAGGAACCATCCCTGTCTTCGGGTCTCGCAGGGCAAGAGAGCACGCCTCAGCGGTCTCCTTTGCCATTTCAGTAAACACCAGCCTGCGTGTGTATAGTAGCTTATTCACCAGAAATATGGTGTCTTCGATGTTAGGGTTCTTGCTTCTCAAGGCCCAGTAGATATTATGCTTACGAAGCTCAGAAGCGAAAGTAAGTATCTCGTTGTTAGAGGAGGCATCCGGTATCCACAATATCCTGTTATGCGGAAAGTCGTATCGCACAACTCGCGGTGCGTCCATAATCTGCTCAAACTCGTATCTCTTGATAACATATATAGCATTCCCCCGGAGCACTCCTACGCAGCCTCTAAAGTAACCCATGTTAAAGTCCTGAGCCCAGTAAAGTTCCTCTTTAGGATTCACCATCTTATCCATCGCAATCCGGGAGAAGTTCTGCTCCCAGTCAAAGTCAGGAAAGATACGCCCTGAGCCTACAGAAAGAAATTCTCCTTCGAGGTAGACCTTGCAGTTATGGCAACGAAGCCCTCCAACAACAAACTCCGGTTCACCTTTAATTGAAAGATCAACTACTAAATGTTCTCTCATAGTAAAATCGTGACTTACACTTTGCAGAACAAAATTTCCGAGTCTTTGAATCTGTTTTAAAATTCCTTTTACATTGTTTACAGGTCTTATCGTACTTTGTACCTTCGACAACTCGTTTAATCGAGTCCCTACATGTAGAGGAACAATAAATTTTGTACGAAGCAGAGTATGTAAATTTTTTCTTACAGACCGGGCATACCGCTTCAGCAGAAGAATATCTTTTAGAATCAGTTTTTCTTCTTTCAAGGCTTGCTCTTCTTTCCGGGTTTTGACATCTGCTGCAGTATTTTGAATTTTGATTTTTTGCGGTGTAGCTTTCTCCACAGCAATCACATCTTCTTTTTGTTCCTTCACTTGTTTCCCGTTTCTTGTTGAGTGCTTTTCGCATTGTTTCCACTCTTCCGCTCTCTCTTGAGTGCAGGGCTTTATGCTTTTTAGCTGAAAGACATTCCAGATTATCCGGCTGGTTATTAAAAGTATCTCCGTCTTTATGATGAATAACATAACCGGCAGGAATTTTCTGCTGCGCAAACTTTTCATAAACATAGTGATGGAGGTAACAATTCCCTTCTTTGGTCTTTCGCATGTAATAATGTTTTCCGGTGTACAAGTACCATTTAAGTCCGTCAAGTTCAAGTACCTTTGCGTGACTTCTTTTACGCGTGTTTTGTATTTCTCTAAAATCCAATTCCATATAATATCTCCTTCGTTATAAAATTCTACTGTTTTTAACTGATCGTTTACTTCCCATTCAGAACCAGTATAAATTTTATGATCAGGAGTTGCAAATACTTTTCCTATTTTAATTGTTTTCTTTATCCCCTTTATAACTTTCGCCTCTACTTCCTGCCAGCCGATAGAGTTAAAAATTAAGTCTCCTTTTTCCACTTCTATAATCGGAGCAAAGAATAAACTGTTGTTTCTTATAAAAAGAATTTTCTGTTTTGCATCAATACATTCTGTTTCCGTATAGAACTTATACAGAGAATCAACATAATCTTTTTTAAGGTAGAAGTTATCTCTCGTCCTTGCTTTAATCCGTACATACCCGGTCTGTTCTTTATTAAACTGAGTCACCACGCGGTAAAGACCTCTCTGCCCCTGAGACGTGGATGCAAGCTTCACACATGGAGGACGAAACCCTGGTATCACCTGTCTCGTCCTTTCATTCACAGCCTTTACAGCTTCAAAAGTCATATCAGAAGCACTCGATATAGAGACAGAGCCAAGGTCATCAATCTCATCCCCGTAAAAGGCGCATACGTCATAACCGACAATATCCCCCGGACGGGAGAGTGACACAAGATAAAGGTCAACATTACCGACAGAAAGAACACTCTCTTTTGAGTTATATTTATAAGGAGTTTTACTATTCTCAAGGTCAGAGATAATATAGCCCAAGGTGGTTTTAACCAGGTGGCCGAGAGACTTCCCTCCAAGGCCAATCCTCGGTCTCCTGCCTTCCCTGTCCCTCTTGTCTTTAAGCATCATCATGTCATAGGTAACAGCAGTAGCCACAGAAGATGTTTTCCCTGCTCCGTACCCGGCAGTAAAAATAAAAAACCTTGTCTCAGGATAAAGATAAGGTGCTCGCATAAAGGCTGTCTGATGTGATAGCAGAAACTTCTTTTTCATGCAAAGACCTCTTCAATAATCTTCTCTCCATCCTCGTTTACATATTCAATCGTATTCCGCAGGAGCTCCGCAGGGATAGTATTCTTCTGCTTATTTTCATCTTTAGCCCTGATAGCTCTTTCCATCGGAGCTTCCTTGCCCTCTTCTCCGACAAACCTCGTGTCCATGTCCCCTTCGTGTATCTCTACATTCAGCATCCTTTCAAAGTCTTCCCTTGTCACATCAATAAAAAAGATATTAAGACTCTCTGATTCTTCCGTTTCAGTGTCGCTTGAAGTCAGGGAAAGCATCTCCCTTCTCATTGCCGTGACTTTCATTTTAAGGTTTAATATCTTGGTAGGGTCTTCATCACCGTCAGAGAACCTTGCATTCTCGTCATTACTCCTGCCGAGGCTTTTGATGATACTGTTGATATCATTTATCTCTTCAATATATTTTTCAGCCTTCAGCCTTCTTGCTTCTTTTGTAAACTCCGGGTCATTAAGTATAAGTTTTCTGTCCTTTCCGGTGATACCGCAGTAGTCCAGTGCCATAGAGTCGTTAAGAAGCAGTTTAAACGCTTCCAGTACTTCAGGAAGCCTTGGATGACTATAACTTTCTTTCGACATATATCTCTCCTAAGTCAGTTGTGAAATATTCATTGTGTTAAAACGTACAGAAAGCTGCTCCTGCCCGTTTATCTTAATTGTCTCGAAACTGACGTTTACATAGTTGCTTTCATTCATAGCAGCATCCATTATCTGCTGCATCAGCAGAGGTACCGGTATCTCGTTCATCATGGTCTCAGCCCACTGTATCCCTTCAAACGGAGAGATAGGGTCTTGTCCTCTCTGCCTGAGAACAGAAAAAACCACCCTGTCTTTTTCTTCTTCAAGGAAATCAGTGATTGTCTCGATATCCTTTATCCACTTCTGCCCTGTGCTATCAGTTTCCTCTATCAGAAAGAAATCATTTATCCCTTCGGTGATAACATCCACAGTACCTTTGGGCTGCATCATTTCCTCGCGCTGACTTAGCTTTATATCCATTAGTTTTTCCTCGGTGGTGTCGGAGTAGGCTCTGGCCTGCCATCTGGCCATTGATTGTCTGGTTTCTGTTTCTTCTTAGTGATAGAATGCTTTTTATCATATTCTTTCTCTGTGGACAGTGAGGCGGAGAAGTCTTTAAATTTGATGTTTTCAATTCTGTCCCCGATGAAGTTGATTATATTAAGCAGCAAGGCTCCTGCGATAAATATCTGCGCGGATAAAGATTTTGCAAAGGTGTCGTCCATTACCATGATGTCTATTGCAGCTATAGTCCACACCCAGCTTATGAGTGTCTTTCTGCTTTTCCATTCCGGCCTGAAGTGGCCAAGGATAACGGCAAACCCGATACCGAGTACAAGGATGGAAATTCTAATCAGATGTTCTTTCATTATCTACCTCTCAAATTCAAAGAAGAAAGCAAGGAGACATAAAAGTCAAGAAAAAAACCTTCCTCGGGCTGAGGAAGGTTTAAGTGGCAAATAGCTTAGTCAACTTACACAAGAGTTAGGTATGAAGAAGTCGTGTGTGATGATTCCTGTAGACAATGTAATATATTCAATATTTTGTCAAGTGAAAAAGTGACCCGGTTATTATGTCTCCTGTTGACACCGAACATCAGGCTGCCAGTCTGCCAGTTCCCCTGGGAGCGTGGTAAATTAAGATTATAGAATTTATTATAAAATTAAGGAACTTTGTTTGACCATATCATTTTTCCCCGTTTCCCGCGTCACCAACGGTTTCCCAGGCAAAAAATTTTCCTGGGTAAAAATACCAGCAGGAAAACTGGTCAACCAATTGACCGATTAGTCTATGTCTATTATGTCTTTATTAGCAGCATAAAAATCTTTTAGTAAAGCCGGTTGATTTATGTTTAATTTTTGTGATAAATATTGTTTACTTGCATTATTTTTTAAAGATCTCAATAATTTAGGTCTGCTTTTTATTTCTTCAATAATTAAATCAGTTAGATTTTTATCAGTATGAAACGCCGGAACGCACTCAACAACCTTTTTCAGTGAATAATCTTCATTATAGATTGATTCGTGGTAATATTTTCTTAGTGATGTTTTACCAATATAACTACGCTCAATTAAAAAATCCTCTATTTCTTGTTGACTATAGCCGGTCGCTCTGAGTGATTTTTTAATTTTGTTAACCTCATGTAATCCTTCATCAAGAGGTTTACCGTCTTGTAAATAAGCGGTCGCCAGATCGTCAAGCGCCCGCTGTTTACGTTTTGAATAAGTTTTCATATTGCTAACTTCTTTTAGTCTTTTGTCAAATATTTCGCCCATTTTGTTTATGCTCCTATTTTATAAAGTTATGTAGTGCCGTATAGTTAACTATACGGCATAACATAAGATTACAGTTTAACTTGCTTTAATAAGTCAATTATCATAATTGATCCGGTATAATAACCGGAAGCAATTTTACATTGGTAGCCGCTATTATGGAAGCCCTTATCGATATTTGGCTGAAACTGCCTCAAAAAAAGTTCCTGAGTAGTAGTTGAACCGTCCGGAAATTCAATCATAACTTTTAATGGTTTTTCTTCTTTTACTTCTTTAACTGTTTTTTTTGTTTCTTTAGTCATTTTGGAACCTTCCTTTATTATTATTTTAATTTTGTGCTTTTTTGTTTTGTGCTTGTATCTGCATTGACATTACCATCAAGTCAATCAATGAGCATTTATAAAGTTCACAAAGTCTTTTTGCTTTAATGCTTGCTTGCTCTAATTTGTTTCGGTCGCTGTTATTAGTAGTTAGTTTCATTTTGTCGCCTCACTCATTAAAACAACTTAATTTATTTGTAATAAATCGTCAATTAATATTTTGAAATATTTTAAAAAATTTCAGAATTTTTTTATGCTTATAATTATTACAACAAAAAACGTAAAAACATAAACCAAAAAATTTTTAAACTTTTAAAAAAATTCAAAAATTTTTTGGTTTACGTTTTTACGTTTTTTGTTGTAATAATTGAACGCACAAATTTTTCTAAACATAATATCAATATATGTATATTATCATATATAGTATATTATCACTATACTATATATGTTATATACTGTATTTTTCTATATATAGAAGAGACTATATAAATCTATATTCAAATTTGTATTATATACAAATTAAAATAAAATAATGATAGAGGTGACATAATATGCGTACATTGATTGACGATGTGACCGGTACTACATGCTTCATACCTGAATCAGAATCAGATAGACTGCTGCTGTATCATCTGATGAATTGCAATGATCTGAATCATCTGCCTGAATACCTGGCACTTGAAAAGAAAAATGACAATAGACCTGTATCCAGCGAACTCGGTACACCTGTGTCCCTGTTAGATAGTTATCCAATAAGTACTGTATGGGATAATTTCGGACCAACAAGAGAGTATGCAGATAATGATAACGGAAAGATTAAGGACGGTATCAGACCGATAACAACACCACCTGAAGAAGAATGTCTGTATCACTACCTCAAAACTGCTGATAAGCGCAAGATAGGATTCAGACTTGACAGCAAAGAATCAGATGGATGGGCATTCAAACCGGTCAAACACTGACCGGTGACACAGGACAGGCAGCACAGGACAGGCAGCACAGGACAGGAATAGATAGCGTACGGGGGACAGGTAACAGGAAAAGATATTTGCGGGGGACAGGTAACAGGAAAAGATATTTGCGGGGTCCCTCGGTTACCTGTTAGGTGTTAGGTGGTTACCTGTTAGGTGTTAGGTGGTTACCTGTTAGGTGTTAGGTGGTAAATCTGTAAGGCAGAAAAATGTTTTCCTCCGTTCCCGTTTTTTATAGTTTTTTTCAAAATCAGAAAACAAGCGTTTTTAAATGTCTATAAATTTTTGCATATTAAAATCTCACAGGTAAAATTTGGACAGGTAACTATCTAACAGGTGACTCGGTGTAAAAGATAACTATCTAATAGGTAACCCGGTGTTATTGATTAAAACAGGTAACTATCTTACAGGTAACCCGATGATACTAATTATATCTAACAGGTAACTCGATGTAACAGGTAACTATCTAACAGGTGACTCGGTGTAACAGGTAACTATTTAACAGGTAACCTGATAGTATTGATTCAACATAACACTTGTTATAAGATGAATATCATAATACTATAACAGGTGTTAGGCTTAACTTTTTATTAGTCTCCTAAATTTTTTTGTTGACAGTAAAACAGAAAAATGATTATATTCAATTACCTCATAAAAGCACCAAATTCCCCTTATAAAAAATTAAATAGACAGAAAAAAACGCATGTCCGCTGGATTTTAAAAAATTCTGAAAATTCCGGAACGGAGGAAAGTGTTTTTCTGCCTTACAATTCTATTTTGTATATATACTAAAATTTTAATAAAAACACCGATTATCGGAGGCATCTATGGAACTGGTTGAAAGAATAAACAGTCAGACCGGTAAACTGTATAAAGTGTTATTGGTTGACAGGTCAGAGCTTATTGAAAAGCCTTTATGGTTTCATAAAAAGAATCTGATGCAAACCTCCACAGGATATGGAAAAAACCTGAAGACTGAATATATGATACAACGCAATAATAAACTATGCCGTGTGTATCTTCATAACTTCAGTAATTCAGGAACCTTCTATATCAAAACAAAAGAAGGTGACATTATTCTCGATATAACATTTTAACAGGAGGCCGGGTATGTGGCAGACTAAAGAGTTCAAAACTAAAGAAGCAATGCAGAAGTTCATTGATAACAGCAAGCACAAAAGACAGGTTGAAATAATATATATTAATAATGGTTACGCGGTAGAGTTCCGTAAACTCAAAATAATTGAGTTCAAAGAAACAGAAATATAACAGGAGTTATGTTATGAAAAAGAAATCAATCACAGCAATTAAAAAAGACATTCATTCAATGATAAGAGAGGTTGTGATTCAGTTTAAACCTCTGGACACAGAAAGGATTAAAGTTGATAACCCTGAAAGAGTATCTGCTTTCGTCCAGGAAAAAATAGGAAACGATGCAAGAGAGAGTTTTATACTCCTGTGTATTGGTAATAAGAATGAGATAGTCAGTTACTCGGTCATATCGGTCGGTACGATAACAGAGGCAATCGTTCACCCGCGTGAAGTGTTTCTTCCTGCTATAATGACCAAGGCATCCGGGGTAATTGTTGCACATAATCACCCGTCAGGAAGCAACCTGCCGTCAAGACAGGATATAGAGACAACAAAAAGACTTGTTGAAGCCGGTAAGGTTATCGGGATTCAGTTGGTTGACCATATCATAGTTGGTTTCAATGATAATTATGGTAATTACTACAGTATGAAAGAGAACGGGTATATTGATTAGACAGGAGAACTGATATGATAGAGCTATTAAATAAAGCAGCAAAAGACTGGACAGAGATAGAAATTGTAATTGAGACTATAAAGTTATGGTCTTTTCTTGCTGAGAACGGGGACAGAACAAAAGAACAATATTTTGGAAGTCAATATATTCCTATCCTTTGTGGCTGCTTTTTATGCGAGTATTACTTTTGTATTTCTAAAAAAGCAGAAGAAAAATATAATCAATTAACAGGCAAAAAGGTATGCCGGTTTTTTAACTGCTGTCTGAAAGATAACAGTATATGCGGATTCAATTATAACGGTTCTGCTTATAATATATGGTATGAATCAGATGACCGGTATGTAAGAGAAATAGCAGCAAAGAAAATAGTACGGTCTGCTAAAAGAAGGTATAAAATTTTAACAGGAGAAAATTACCATGAGTGAATACATTTATGAAAAACAAAAAGTTGGTAAATATACAGTAAAAGTGGTTCAGGATGATGACCCTATGAATCCGCGAGAAGAGTATGATAATCTCTGTACTATGGTATGCTTTCATAGAATGTATAATCTCGGTGACAGGAATCACGGGTTTACTCCTGAAAGTATCAGGGAGTATCTTTCTGAAAACAGGAAAACTGTTTTCTGGAAACCTTTGTATCTGTATGACCACAGCGGTATAACAATAAGCACAGGTCCTTTCTCCTGCCCCTGGGATTCAGGTCAGATAGGTTATATCTTTGTTGAACGTGACAGGTTCCTGAAAGAATTTGGTTTCAAGAAAATGACAAAAAAAGCTAAAGAGAGCCTGGAAGCCCTGCTTAATGGTGAGGTTGAGGAATATGATAACTATCTCACTGGTGAAGTATACGGTTATATAGTTGAAGATGAAAAAGGTGAGACAATAGAATCATGTTGGGGGTTCAATGGTGAATCTAAATATGCTTTAGAGGAAGGAGTATCTGTTGCTAAGGCAATTATCAGAAATGATATTAAAGAACACCTGAAGAAACTAAAGGTATGGATTAAGCACCGGGTTCCCCTTGATAAACGTGAACCGTTAATGATATAACAGGAGAAACGATATGGAAGGAACAAAAAGATTCTATTCACAACTTGCTCAGGCGATTCAGTGGTATAATGATACCACTGAAGATTTTAAAGGACAGGCAGAAGATAAGATAAAGACACTTGAAAAACAGCTTCCGTATGGTTCAGGAGTTGATAACGGGGCTTCTGTGAACATGAAACTTAGTAAACCGCAGAAGATTGTCATTGATACCGCTTTTCATCACATGGATGAAAACGGATATTATAACGGGTGGACAGAGCATCAGGTTATAATAACACCGTGCCTGAAGTACGGCTATTCAATCAGGATAACAGGGAAAAACAGAAAGATGATAAAAGATCATCTGTATAATCTGTTTGATAATCTCTCGATTAACTAAAGGAGAAACAGTATGCCGGAAGAAAGAGTGAAATATATTAACAGGGAATCATTATTGAAACAGCGGAACCTGATTTTCAGGCATGAAGCAGAGACAAAAGAAGACAGAAGACTGATAGAAGGATTAAGAAGTTTACTTGCTGCTATGTCTGAATATAGACCGGGAGAACAGGTTACCTTCATTATACAATAAAGGAGAAACGGTATGATAGAAAAAATTGTATTATTAACGATTAAAGTTAAAATAGAAATACCAGAAGATAAAGACATTGATGATGTGATTTCTGATTTAGATTACGAAATTACATCAGATACAGGCAGGATAACTTATACTGAACTGACAGATAGAGAAATAATAAAATAACTGGAGAAATATTATGCTGAAAGCATTTGAACTTGAAAGATTAAAAGACCAACGGTTTTACAGTGAAAAGGTGAAAGGGTTCGTGACAATAGCAGGAACCCGTTTCACTTTCAACAATAGGACTATTGACCTGAAAAAGGTTTCTATTCTTGATACAGAAACACAGGATTTAATTTCTGATATTCTGTATGAAAGTAAAACTAAATATAGGCTTGAAAAGAGAACTTCAAGAGCTTTCGAAAAGAATATCTTTCTGCTTGGTAAAGATGTAGAAGGAAAACTAATGTGGCTGGAAGAACCGAAATGGGACTGTGGATGGTACTGGGGCTTCGGATATATAGAAACCTATACTAATAAATTAAACCCTTCAAAAGCCCGTAACATAGAGTCTCATTCTCATTTTTCAGGTCTGGTTGGGTATCAGGAATATTATGACCACGATAAAGAATGCTTTCGTAAAGGTGAATATATTCACAACGTCTACGATTCACCGAGACTTATTGAAACCTGTTTTTCTTCTGCTGAAGGATGGCAGTTATCTGAGTTATTCAAGCAGTTCTATCTGCTAAAGGATATGGCAGAGTATACACACAGAAGCCCGGCTTCATGCAATCTGACAACATCTCCTGTCACTCAAGACCCGGAGAAGATGGCGCAATGGCATAAGGAAATCAATGAAGTAATGATACCGCTTATCACTGCTGAAATACTCAGGATACTTACACCATGAATACAGTAGTATACGTAATAATAGCAATCGCTTTCTGTGTTTTTATGGGATGGATTTCTACTAAAATAATGCCTCTATAAAGGAGAAAAAGATGAAAATTTATAGCCAGGAAGAATTTAATAATTTTGAAATTGTTAATAACATAAAACAATGTCCTTCAGGAAACTATAAACAAATAAAAATATTCGGTGAAAGATGTTCCTTCGGTGAAGAATGTTCCTTCGGTGAAGGGTGTTCCTTCGGTGAAGGGTGTTCCTTCGGTAAAGGGTGTACCTTCGGTGAAGGGTGTTCCTTCGGTGAAGGGTGTTCCTTCGGTAAAGGGTGTTCCTTCGGTGAAAGATGTTCCTTCGGTAAAAGGTGTACCTTCGGTGAAGGGTGTTCCTTCGGTGAAGGGTGTTCCTTCGGTGAAGGGTGTTCCTTCGGTAAAGGGTGTACCTTCGGTGAAGGGTGTTCCTTCGGTGAAGGGTGTTCCTTCGGTAAAGGGTGTTCCTTCGGTAAAGGGTGTTCCTTCGGTGAATGGTGTTCCTTCGGTGAATGGTGTTCCTTCGG